AATAATAGGGCATCAGACCACCCAGCTCGTATCCGTCTTGATCGCCTGCTTCCAGGCGTACTTGTTGCCGTGGACGCCGACGATCGCGTTCGACCCGAACGTCAGGCAGACCGCGTCTGCGATGTCCGGCGACCTTATCCCGCGTTTCCGCATCTCGTCCTTGCTTTCAATTTTTATTTTGCCTGTGGAGGTGAATGCAAATCGCGGGGCCGCCAGCTCGTGAACCAGTTGTGCATCGGCGGGGATGACGCACTCGCGCGCCTCGAACCATTCCCGCGCCTTGCCCCACAGCTCGTCGCGCAGGCGCATGTATTTCTGGTTCATGGCGGCACTTTCAGCCACGTTGATCCCCCGCGCCGGCATGTCCAGCTCGACGAGACGGTCGAGGACGCCGGCGCCGATACCGATCACATCGACACATATCTCCTGGGGCCGGTCGATGATCGGCGTGTTCTCGTACTCGTCCAGCACGATGCCGGCCAGCTCCATCGTTGACTTGTCGCGCCAGGTCTTCACCTCGACCAGCTCGGCGCCGCGGCGCTTCGCCAGCGCGGAGCGGTCTGAGCCGTAGCGCGCGCAGTCAACGCCCCACACTACCGGCGCGGACGGGCTTTGTTCGATATCGCGGTGCGTGGCCGCCTCGATCAGGTGAAGCGGTATATAGGTGTCCTCGTCGGCCTCGCCAAACTCGCCCAGCACGCGCACGCGGTAGGCATTGCTTTCGTCCCCGTATCTGCTCGCCATGTCGGAGATGAAATCCGCGCTGACCAGGGGCGAATCGAGGCATGAAACGGTCCTCGTCCACCACTCGTCGGCAAGCTCGGTCTGCGTCCGCCAGAAGAAGCCACGAGACCGAAGAGGGTTGCCGAGAAGGAGCGTGGTCGCCTCGTAGCCCGACATGGACCCAGCGGCGCTCTCATAGACCTCCTCGGGGATGCCTGACGCCTCATCGGCGATCAGCAGCACGTTCGAACTATGCACGCCGGCGAGACTCTCTGGCCGTTCCTTCGAGCTGGTACGCGCGGAGCAGAACGCTTCTGCCGGGCTTGAAATCAGAACGATACGGTCGGAGGTCGCCTCGAACAGCCCGGACACCGCGTCGGGCATCTTTCTGAGCCGCGATTTTATTTCCGCGAACAGGGCGTCGTAGAGCTGCGATGCCGTGGGGGCCGTGATCAGAATCTTGCACGGGAACCGCGTCGTCAGATACCACAGCACCAGAGCCGCGGCGCAGGACGACTTGCCTACGCCGTGGCCGCTGCGGATCGACAGGCGCCGCTCGCCGGCGGCGATGGCGTCCATCACCTCGCGCTGCCATTCGAGGGGCTTCATGCCGATGACATGCTCGGCGAAGCCCGCAGGGTCGCCGCGATAGCGTTCCACAAAGGCGCGCCACTCGGAATTTATTTTCGGCGCCGGCGACATATCAGCCTCGGATGTTGGTGGGGGGGGCACAAATAATAATCACCCCGGCCGCGCGATCGAAGGGGGGGTCAAGCAGCCCCAATCCACCTGGAACAGCCGGCGTCAGGCTGTCTGCCTGAAGGTCACGCCAACGATATCAATGGTTTAGCTACCCTTGCTCGCAGAATCCGCGCACGCAGCCTGCTTCAGCTCGATCACGTTGTCGTCGTCGCGGTCGGCGGCCTGCCGCTTCGGGACGCCGGCCAGGGTAGCGACTGCATCGAGGTGATCGGCGCTCGAATCCCCGGTTATCTCCCGTTTTTCGACCAACAGGCCGGCCAGTTTAGCCAGCCCGAGAGCGGCCTGGGACGATGCGCCCCACTGCTCGGCAGCGGCGGCGCCGTCGATCGCGCGTCTCAACGCGGCGCTGATTTCCTCGACTGTGATGGCTTCCTGGGCCTCGTACTCGGCCTTCAGCGTACCTATCATAGCCGCGATCTTGCCGTTATCGATCAGCTCCTTCGCTTTCCGGTTAATCGTCGAGGCCGAGCAGTTCTCTGTGTTATACGCAGCGCGATACGCGGCGCTCGCATTTCCTTCGCTCGGACCGACGTAGTGCCGGCAAAACTTCTCCTGCTTGATCGTTAATTCGGCCATCCCAACAATCTCCGGCTAATCAGCCCTCGCTTCACCTTTTGCGACGGGCTGGTGCTGCCCACAAAACGCAGACGATCGGACGTGAGGCCAGCACGTTTCCTCACCGTGTAAGCCCGGCGGGTTAATGTGGCATTCGCCGATTGTGAACTCTTTGTATACGCCCGTCACAACGAAAAAGCGGCAGGTCGCGCATTCCAAGGTCGTCATGCCGCCAGCCCCTTCAGCCACATAAAGAGGCCGGGCGCAAAGCGCCCGGCGAGGTTCATCACAAGGAGGAAAGCCAGCGCGGCTCGTATTTGCGCTAACTACTGTTTGATAGCTGAATTTAGGGTCATTCGGTCAACGGCGTAGCGCAGCACACTGTCTGCAACCGTAGCGGCTGTAGCGTCAGGAGCCATGACCAGAGCGGCTTGCCCGCTGCGGCTGGTGACTTTCCCGAATACGGCGCGATGAAACGTCAGTCCCGATTCCACCTGATCGTCGCTTCCAGCAGCGTAGCCTCGTAATCTCGTTTCACGGCACGTCTGTCGCAGTGCCTTAGTTTCGCTACCTTTGCCCACGCTGGTCCGCGGTGTCTGAATGCCGCTGACTGCGCCACCGCCCAGAGCAGTGCGCGGTCGGCTGGGTCCGGCAGACCCAGGACGATGTCATGCACGAGATCGTAATCGTCGACCTGCCTGGCGCTGGCGCCTGCGAGCCTTGTGTGGGTCGTCTCGGACGGCCAGGCTAGCCAGTCGAGGCCGGCGACCACGTCGGGCCACCACGATGCCGGCGTGCGCCGGTTAGCGGCTGGCAGTCGGCGTTCGGTCTCGGCGGCTTCCAATAGCAAGTCGTGAAATTCTACGGCGGTAATTTTCCTGTTCTGTCTCATCCAGATTCAAGAATGCTTGCCAAAAGGCGGCTGCATCGATCGGCGTCATGGTCTCGACGAGCGTTTGGAGCGGCGTTCGCCGGGCTTTCTTGCCGTCGATGACGGCACGATACGGTGCGCTTGTGTGTTTTGATGCTGTGGCTGATGTGATAAAGCGGCGTACCGTTTCCGGGTCCGCTTCGTAGCTTCGTAGCTTCGAAGCTTCATAGCTTCGTAGCTTCGAAGCTTCTAAGTTTCGAAGCTTAACTTCGAGGTTAAGCTTCGAAGCTTCGCTTTTTAAACCAATGTTTTTTTTGGAAGTCTTTTCGAGTGGTGGAGTTTTGTAGCCGACGACAGAGTTAAGTTTCGAAGCTACACTGTACGCCCCGTGCTTTTCTGCCGAATCGACGAGGCCGCTGTCAAGCAAATAATTCCAAGATACGGCCCAACGTGCCGTCAGACGCGGTTCGCACTGCCGCCTAAGACGAACTATGTCGATCATGCCGCCGGCCTGTACCATCTCGGAAATGATCAGAGTTGCGTCGTGAGGGATCACGTCCGGTCCCAAACCTCGAACGAGCATGAGCTGCTGTGCGGCACATCCCAGATCGATATCGCCAGAGCGCGGTCTGGTGATCCTCCCCTGCCGAGATAATCCTCCCGCCAGGTGAGATTAGCGAACCGTGACGGCCGATGCCGTTGCCACTGCTCATGACCCTTGCCGCAGGCCCACAGGCGTTCCGGGCAGACCAGCGCCATGCGCTCGACGCCGATAGAAAAAGAATGATCGATGAAATCCCGAATGCGGGCGAACGGCGGGTTGGTCACCAGCGCGGGCAGTTCCGCCCGCTGCCATCCAAAGAAATCGTTGCCGGTCTCGATGTCGTGCATGGTCGCCTCGTAGCCGGCGGCGACCAGCGCCCGACCCAGGCGGCCATCGCCGCAGCAAGGCTCCCAGACGGGCTGTACGGGCCAGCCCAGCCGCGCCAGCAGCTCATCGATGATGCTGTGTGGGGTTGGATAAGCGTCGTTCCGGCGGCGGCTCATTCGTCGCCCTCATCGACGATGATCAGCTCGCAGCCGAGCGCACCAAGGGCCGCCTCGAAGCTCGCCAGGTTCGGCGAGCGGCGATAGCGCCAGTCGCTGATCGCCCGGCGTCCGACGCCGCTCTGGCGGGCCAAATCCTCGATCATGACCTGCCTCTTGTTCATCGTCTCGAAGAGGATTTTGACTAGCGGGTGGGCGTGTTCGGGGATCGGGAGACGACCTGCCCACCGGGCTGCGCCGCGACCTGCCTTGAGGTTCGCCTGTGTCCTGCCGCGGGAAAGCTGTGGATTGCGGCGTGAGATGCACGGCGTGAGCAGCTCCTCTACGGTGACGCAGAAAGTGGTCGACAGACGCTGCATGTGACCGGAATGCAGCTTCGTGCGGCCGGTCTCCAGGGAACGCAGCGTCCCCTCATCGAGCCTGCTGGCGGCGGCGAGCTGCCGGATAGACCACCCGCGCTTGCCGCGCAGCCGCACGATCGAGTTGGGGTGGCGGCGGCGCTTGCCGGCCGACTGGCTGATTTGCTGGTCAGACACCGCAAACGCCTTCGCACTCGTCGTTGAAGAAATTGAGCTGACCCATGTCCTCAAGATTGCGGAAATCAACCTCGTCTAGCGGCTTGCAGGAGCGGTGGACAAACAGCTCTTGTTTCAATGCCGCCATCTGTCCCTTGTTCCGAATCGCGTGGTCGAACTCGACTGCCTCGGCAAACGACAACGGATCGTCTATCTTCATCTCGCGCCAGCCAGCGTCATTGCGAAACGGACAAGCGATGCAAGCTGACTTTACAAGCGGCCTTAGAGGATAACGCTGTTCAAACCATCTCAAGCAGCTCTGCCTAGACATCCCGGCGTCGATGAGCGGCCAGACGTTTTCAACCCACGCATCGCGCGAGGGCTTCATCCGCATGGCCTCGTCGGTGCTGATGCCGATCCATTGCCGTATAGCGATTTCTTTCGGCGCGCGTTGCCGATATTTGAGGCCAAGCAGTTCTCGTAACTTCTTACGAATTGGTTCTATCTTGTATTCCGTAGTGCATTGCCGGCGGGCCATGCCGCCGTTTTCTGTAAAGAATGGGATCGGAGCAAACCTCTGGCCCGTGGTATTGATGCCTTGCGCGGTGTCGGCGCGCAAATCCCCCGCCGTTACGCGGTGTACGGGGAACGGCAACTGCGTCTCCAGCCAGTTCAGATGCTTCATAATGCTTTCCGGCTCGAACTGTGTGTCTGCGAAGATCGCGCAGTCAGGCATCGGTGTGATTTCACCGTGGGCCGCCATCAGGGCCATAGTGGTGGACTGGACACCGGCCCCGAGTGAAAGCACCTGCATCAAGGGCATCACCGCCCGGCGGCGATGAGGTTCCGCAGCCACGCGGCGCAATACGGATCGATTTCGTTGTAGTAAGCGGGCATCGGCTCACGCCACGGCCCCCGCCAGCGTCACCCAGCAGATGCATCCGCCGGCATCGGCGACCTCCTGCGAGCGGTCCCACGTCACGACGAGGCGGTGGACGAGGCTGTCGTCGGCGAGGACGCCGGCCTTCGCGAGCGCGTCAAGTACCGGCTTGATCCTGTTGTCTATGTCCATCTTGCGGCGTGACGGCGGGCAAAGTGCGATCTCGACCGACACCGGGCTGTCGAACCGGGGCAGAGGGCGCTGCGTCATCAGGTACTGCTGAGCCGCCGCCTGATATTCCCGCCCCTGTTTGGACAAAATGTTTCGGCCGCCGACGCAGCGCCACAGGCCGTTTATCGACCCTGGAAACGGCAGCATCAGGCGGGCGTGGGCGGCATCATTCATCGACGAAATCCGCTAGCGTGACCTCGCCACCCGTGACCCGCTCGATGCGCCGTAGGAGGGCCAGAGAGGGCCGCCTGACGCCTGTAGCGAGCATGGACACATATGGGGTCGAGATGCCCAGCAGAGCCGCTGCGCGGGCGTGTATGACGCTGTGGTGAGATAACCAATCGGAGAAGGTCATGGAATCGGATTAAATAGCAATGAGTTAGATTGCAAGTGGGTTAGTTGACTGGTGCGTAACTGTTGGTTACGATTTGTATCAAGGGGTAAAAGATCGTCAACGAGGAGGGCAGACGATGAACAGTCCATTGACCTTGGGCGCCAACATCCGTCTCGCTAGGGTGAGAGCTAAAATGACCGGCTTGGTGGTCTCGGAGAAACTGGGGATTTCCGCGCCCGCTTATCGTCGGTACGAGCGCGACGAGGTCGTGCCGCCGGCCACGATCATCCTACAGCTCGCCGATCTTTACGGCGTACCGACCGACGTGATTCTGCGTGGCGGTGGAGGTGTACTGGCCCGGCCATCGTCAGCAGAGACGGTCGAGGTTGATCTCGGCGAAGGTCAGACCATCCGAATCGAAATCAACGCACGCATCCGGCGGGATGGGGGGCAGGACGGCTGATAACCATTGAAAGCCGGGGGGGCCAAAAACAACCTAATAGTATACTTTATCCCTATATTGACTAGTTAGTACCGTCTATGTTATCTGATTAATCCTGTGGAGTGATACCAACAGGATTAATCAAAATATGGACGGGAGCTTCGACGACCTGCCCGACTGGGCGCTGCGGTTCAATTTCACCGCTCATTCCGCGAGCGGCAGTGCCAGGCCCAATTGCAAGGAATTTTTTGAGAAGGCGATCGCTCGCCCCCGGCGCCTGTTCGACCGCGCCGGTTGTCCGGCAACAGGCGGCCGGGTCTGCGAGAGCTACGCCAAGGCGCTCGTCATCGAAGGCATGGACGCCGGCCAGGCGTACCGCGCTGCCCTCTCCACGTTCGACGAGCATAAGATTCTCGATCACCTCGACGGCGACGCCGAGAAGTTCGCCATCATCCGAGACGCCATCTATGAAGTGCCCGGCACCGACCCGCGCATCAGCGGCAGCGTGCTGGAGCTTACCTGCCGCCACACCGCCGACGGCCTGATCGAGGCGAGCCGCGGCGTCAACAAGATCGAGGACGGTCGCTGGATCAGCGTCCGGCTCGCCGATGTCCAGCTCGATTTTGTCGGTCAGATGGATGTCG